ATATAAAAATTATAATTATAATGGGACAATTATGCCCGTTTAGCCCTACCGTTAAATAGGCGTTTTTAGGAGATTAAATTGGGACGTAAACCAGGGGTACAATCGGTACCTAAAGAAGAAGCCCAGGCTAAAGTACTAGCCCTACTAGAACAGGGTGCTACCATTACAGCCGCTATGGCGGCAGTGGGTAGACAAGATACAGCCTTCCGTCAATGGGTCATGGTGGACGAATCCTTTAAGGAAAAGTCCGAAAAAGCCCGCCTTGCAGGCAAGGGCATCAAAGCAGACCTGGCAGAACTCAAGGATATATCCTATCCCGACTTCTCAGAGCAGTTCCTAGACACTACCCTCTTTGACCATCAACTTAACTGGCTAGACCTGATTGAGGGTCGTGAGCCACGATGGCAACCTGCAGGTATGACTTACGAGCCAGGAGACCCAAAGCGTGTCCTGATTAACGTGCCACCTGAGCATGCCAAGTCAACCACCATTACAACCAACTATACGTTGTATACAATTGTGACCAACCCCAATGCGCGAGTTATTATCGTGTCCAAGACCCAGGGTATGGCTAGAAAATTTTTAGGTGCGATTAAGACACGTCTTAGCCACCCAGCATATATGAAACTCCAGACAGCCTTTGGGCCAAATGGAGGCTACAAGGCAGATGCTACTCAATGGTCTGCTGACATGATATATTTAGGAACGGGACGAGACTCTGGCGAGAAAGACCCCACAGTGCAAGCACTTGGATTTGGTTCCCAGATTTACGGCGCACGCGCCGACCTGATTATCCTAGACGACGTTGTGATGAACTCAAATGCCCATGAATGGGAGAAGCAAATTGAATGGCTTCAAAAGGAAGTTATCACACGTCTGGGACGGCACGGAAAATTACTGATAGTAGGAACCCGTGTCGCTCCCGTAGATTTGTACAAAATGATACGCGATGGCGCACAATGGACTGGTGGCAAGACCCCGTTCACTTACTGTGCTATGCCAGCCGTTCTACAGTTTGATGAGAACCCGCAGAACTGGAAAACGTTGTGGCCTAAGACCAACATCCAGGAGAACGATTTAGATGAGCAATTTGAAGATGGACTATACCCCAAGTGGGATGGACCCTCGCTCTTTAAGCGTCGCTCTGAGGTCGCTCCGTCTGTATGGGCTATGGTCTACCAGCAAGAAGATGTCCAGCAAGATTCCATCTTCCCGCCAACAGCAGTTGCAGGATGTGTTAACGGTATGCGAAAGCGTGGACCGCTTAAACCTGGAGTCCCAGGACACCCAGCAAGAGCAGGCTCAACCTACACAGTAATTGGTTTTGACCCTGCAGTATCTGGTCGCTCTGCTTTCGTAGCAGTAACTTACAACCGCGACGATGGTCAGATATATGTACTGGACTGCGTAAACATGGCAGACCCAACACCTCAGAAAGAGAATGCTCTTATTCGTGAGTGGGTTGAGAAGTACCATCCTCAAGAGTTCCGTGTGGAGATTAACGCACACCAGAAGTACTACGCTATGGATACGGACTTACGTAACTATCTAGCAAGTTATGGTTGCCAGTTGAACTCACACTTTACAGGCAAGAACAAGTGGGACACATCTTTCGGTGTAGCATCTATGGCTAGCCTTTTTGGTAGCATCAGTAATGAACGCTACCAGAACAACGGTATCATCGAACTACCAAGTAACGAAGGCTCAGAAGGACTTAAGTCTTTAGTGCAGCAGTTGATTACTTGGAAGCCAGATACTAAGAACCCCACTGACTGCGTGATGGCTCTATGGTTTGCTATCATTCGTGTACGTGAATTAATGCAACAGTCTTCTGCGGTGGGTCAGTACCAAACCAACCGCTGGGCTACCAGAAGTCAGAAGCAACAACGCATGTCATTGAACTTAGACGAAGCATTCGCTGAGCAATGGCAAGATACTTATAGTTAGGACAACAATGGCATTATCAATGGAACAAGTTGCAGCGAGAGTTGAGAACCTTCGCTACCGCAACGCTGAACGTGACGGTCGTAACCTTGACGTTCTTGCAGTTCGCAAGGGTAACATTGCATCCGTCTATCCTGACTTCTTCCCAGACGGAGTAGATGCTAACGTAGTTGCCAACTTTATCGACATTGTCGCACGCGACTTGTCAGAAGTTATGGCTCCGCTTCCTGCGGTTAACTGCTCAGCGGCTAACTCTGTTTCAGATAGAGCACGTGGATTTGCTGACAAGCGTACACGTATTGCATCAAATTACTTTTCCCATGCAGACCTTTCGGTACAGATGTACCAAGGTGCTGACTGGTATCTAACCTACGGTTTCCTCCCATTCTTTATTGAATTGGATGAGGAAGCAAAGTTGCCGCGCATCCGCCTAGAAAACCCACTGGGTGCTTACCCAGAATTCGACCGCTACGGACGCTGCATTGCCTTTGCAAAACGCTACCTTGTCTCTTTGGCAGAGTTAGTTTCATTGTTCCCAGAGTACGAATACTCCTTGTTAGGTGGCCACGGCTACAAGCAGGATTTGAATACTCAAGTTGAAATGATTCGTTACTTCGACAAAGACCAATCAATTATCTACATCCCTACAAAGGATAATCTAGTTCTCTCACAGGCTAAGAATCCATTGGGTAAGATGATGGTTGTTGTAGCCCGTAAGCCATCTATCGATGATGAACTTCGTGGACAGTTTGACGATATCCTTGGAATTCAATTGCTGCGTAACCGCTTCGCGTTACTTGCGATGGAAGCAGCAGAGAAGTCAGTACAGGCACCTATCGTACTTCCACAAGATGTACAGGAGTTGCAACTTGGTGGAGATGCGGTTATCCGTACTTCTAACCCAGCAGGTGTACGTCGTGTAGAACTTAACATTCCAGCAGGCGCATTCACAGAGCAAGGTTTGCTTAACCAAGAACTTCGCGTGGGTGCTCGTTATCCTGAATCACGTACTGGTAACATCAGTGCATCAGTTGTTACAGGACAAGGCGTACAGGCTCTTATGGGAGCCTTTGATACACAGGTTAAGTCTGCTCAAGCAATCTTTGCATCTGCACTACGCGATGTTATCCAGGTATGCTTTGAAGTTGATGAGCGAATCTTCCCACAGGAAAAGACAATTCGTGGTGTTGATTCAGGTTCACCTTATGAAATTACATACTCACCTAAGAAGGACATCAAGGGTGATTACTCAGCAGATGTTCGCTACGGTATGTTGGCTGGTCTTAACCCAGCACAGGGTCTTATCTTCATGCTACAGGCACTTGGTGGTGGATTAATCTCCAAGGATATGGCTATGCGTGAACTTCCATTTACGGTTAACGTATCTCAGGAACTAGAAAAGATTGAAATTGAAAAGATGCGCGATGCGCTTCTTGGTTCATTGACTGCATATACGCAAGCAATTCCGCAGATGGCTACAAGTGGTGGAGACCCAAGCGTCATCGTTAGAAAGATTGCCGACGTTATCAAGGCACGCCAAAAGGGACAGGCACTTGAAGATGCAATTGAAGCAACCTTTGCTCCAGAGCAACAAGTTCCTCCTGCTGGGGTTCCATCGGTTGAGCAACCGTCCCCTGTTCCCCCTGGTTCTCCAGTAGGAGGCTCTCCAGAAGGCGCACCAATGCCAGAAGGAATGCCAGAAGGAGCACCGCAAGCACCACCAAGTATTCAAAGTTTACTCTCTGGTCTATCTGGAGGCGGAACTCCAACAGCATCAGTACGCACAGTAACGCGTAGATAACTTAAGTAGGGGACAATGACAACGATTATCGGATTGCAGCACGACGACAAGTGCTTAATTGTATCTGATAGTCGTGTTAGTGCAGGTGGTAAAGTTTACACCCACCCTAATATGGTAAAGGTGGTCGAACGTGCGAACTACATTATTGCAGGCGCTGGTGATTACCGCGCTTTGCAAGTAGTACTGCACGGATGGACACCCCCGTTAGTTACAGTAAAGGCTAAAGCAAACCTATATGAGTTTGCAATTAACAAAGTAATACCATCGCTAAAAGTGGCACTCACCGAATCAGGTGTAGAGTTTAACAAGACATCAAATGATGATGATAAGTTTGAACTTAATCTGCTGATAGCAATTAATGGAACTATCTTTGAAGTAGATTCCGACTTTGCAGTTGGTATGAACAACACAGGATTTTATGGCATTGGTTCTGGTGGAGATTTTGCAGTAGGTGCTCTACACGCAGGAACTACAATGCTAGATGCAATGCGAATTGCAGCACTTAATAACAACGAGACGGCTCCGCCGTTTCACATCTTTGAACAATTTACTAAGTAGGAGGAAACATGGCTGTAGAAAATCGTGGAGGAATGCGCCCAAACGCACCACAGAATAATCCTGCCAATATCAACCCACTTGGTGGTAACGGTCAGAGCGGTAATGGAACACAGGCTCCCAAATATATTCCAGGTATGGGTTATGGGCAAGGACAGGCTACAATGCGTCAGCAAGAAGCCGC